CGAACCAGATTAGTAGAGTTCTCCGCATCTGGTGAATTCTTTAAATGATATAATTAGTAGTGGATGCCGAAAGGGTCTACAATTCACACTCGCTTATTAAGGAGAACTATGACTAACATTCAAAGATACACTGCTGCTGATCTTCCAGAACTCATGGAGAAGATCCATAAGAACAGCATAGGATGGGATGATTATTTTGAAAGTTTTTGGAATACAAACACAAACGCTAATTATCCACCATACAATATCGTTCATGTAAACAACGTTGAATCCAGATTAGAGATTGCACTCGCAGGATTCAAAAAGAAAGAAGTTAAAGTTTACACAGAATATGGTAAGATATTCGTAGAAGGAACTAAAGAAAAGAAAGATGAAGAAACATATTTCCACAGAGGTCTTGCATCAAGATCATTTAAGAGAGAATGGTCTCTTTCTGATGATATAGAAATAAAAGATGTTACTTTTGCAGACGGACTTCTTACAATCACATTAGGTAAGATTGTCCCAGAACATCATGCAAGAAAAGAATATCTTTAATGGTTAAAGGATACGATTTATTTGGAGATCATGGGCGAAACTTGCCCACTCCTCACGGTAGTGGTGCGAGACCCATGTATGGTGACATGGGTAAATCATGTAGACCAGATCCAAATCGTAAGATTGAGTATCCTCACGTTGTTGCTCTGTTTACTTTAGACTCACACAACACCAGTTACTTCTTCAAAAGAGAGGACGGTACATACTACTGGTTACATGTTCGTAAAGGAAAGGATGATGTATATGTGGATGCTGATGAATTGCAATTAGACCTTTTAGGGAACGATCCAATTCTAAGCACGGAGTATATTATGAAAGCAATTTACTAGGGATCTTGACGATCCCTTTTTTTAATGGTATAATGTATCTAAGTATTACACAAAAAATATGAGTATACAACTGGTTTTATTAAAATCAGGAGAAGAAGTTATTGCTGATGTCAAAGAATTACGTGACGACAGCGATGACTTACTTTCTTATGTTTTTAAAAATCCTTACACTATTAAAATTAAAACTGCACAGGTTTTAATGGAAGGCAAAGGATCTCCAAAACATGAAGCAGTATATTACAGGTGGATGTCTTTATCTAAAGATACTGATATAATAGTAAATAAAGATTGGATCGTATGCATTACAGATCCGATAGATACAATTAAAACATCTTATGAGGAAAGATTAAATGGAAGACGATCTAGGAATGATTCAGACGAATCTAGCGACAGACGAGATGGTGGAACCAGCGGATCAGGAAGTGGAGGAGCAACCGAATCCAATTCAAGTACTACTCTTAACGAATCAAACAATTCTGATATCGGAGATTGATGAAGTCTTAGCGGATATCGGACAACCAGATTGTAAGTTAATTAATCCATGCACTTTATTTGGTGGTAAGGTGGAGAGATGGATGGCAGATATTACACCAAATAATGAAATGTTTATGAGTTCAGATAAGATACTAACTCTAGTCGATCCAACAGAACACATACTTGAAGAATATCTAAAACTTGTAAGATGAGGTTTTATACTAATGTCCATCAAAGATTTAATGAAATTCTTGTACGTGGATATGAAAATGGAAAACACTTTACTTCAAGGGAACAGTTTAATCCAACACTCTATGTTCCTTCAAAGAAAAAATCAAAGTATAAAACTTTAGATGGTAAAAGTGTAGAACCTGTAAAACCAGGTAATATAGCAGAGTGTAAAGAATTTATTGAGAAGTATTCTGGTGTCGAAGGATTTGAGATATATGGAAATGACAGGTATATTTGTCAGTATATTTCTGAGAGATATCCCGAAGAAGAAATTAAGTTTGATATTACTAAAATTAAATTAGTTACGATTGATATTGAGGTTGCTTCTGAAAATGGTTTCCCAAATGTATTTGAATGTGCTGAAGAATTATTAGCAATTACTCTACAGGATTATAGCACAAAGAAAATTATTTGTTTTGCATCAAGACCATTTAATAATACTCGTAAAGATGTAACATATATCAAGTGTGATAGTGAGTTTGATTTGATCAGTAGATTCTTAGATTACTGGCAAGTTGAAACACCAGAAGTTATTACTGGTTGGAACTGTGAACTTTATGATATACCTTACATTGTTGGTCGTATCGAAAGATTGATGGGAGAGAAAGTTGTTCGTAAACTATCTCCTTGGGGATATGTAAGAAAGAAAGATTTAGTATTACATGGACGTAAGCAAATATCTTGTGAGATGGCAGGTATATCAATCATTGACTATCTTGACTTGTATCGTAAATTTACATACAAAGCACAAGAATCATATCGACTAGATCATATCGCAAATGTAGAATTAGGACAGAAAAAATTAGATCACTCTGAGTTTGAAACATTTAAAGATTTCTATACAAAGAATTGGCAGAAGTTTATTGAATATAATATCAAAGACGTTGAACTTGTAGATCAACTTGAAGATAAAATGAGATTGATTGAATTGTGTTTGACGATGGCATATGATGCGAAAGTGAATTATACAGATGTATTCTTTCAAGTTCGTACTTGGGATTCTATCATCTATAACTATTTGAAAAGGAAGAATATTGTCATTCCTCCAAAAGTAAAAACAGACAAAGATTCACAATACGCAGGTGCTTATGTTAAGGAACCGATTCCTGGAAAGTATGATTGGGTGGTGTCTTTTGACCTCAACTCTCTGTACCCTCATCTTATTATGCAATATAATATTTCCCCAGAGACCCTCTGTGAATCAAGACATCCGACTGTTACCGTTGATCGACTCCTCTCGGAACAGGAGGTAATTGAAGGAGAGTACGCTGTGTGTGCAAACGGTGCACAGTATCGTAAAGATGTTCGTGGGTTCTTACCAGAACTGATGGAGAAGATGTATAACGAAAGAGTCATCTTTAAGAAAAAAATGTTAACTGCTAAACAAGAGTATGAAAAGAAAAAGACAAAGAAGTTGGAGAAAGAAATTTCAAGATGCAACAACATCCAAATGGCGAAAAAGATATCTCTTAATTCTGCTTATGGTGCTATCGGCAATCAGTACTTCAGGTATTTTAAATTAGCAAACGCAGAAGCAATCACTCTATCTGGACAAGTTTCGATTCGTTGGATAGAGAATCGTATGAATAAGAGACTGAACAAAATTCTTAAAACAGAGGAGGTTGACTATGTTATTGCTTCAGATACTGATTCCATTTATCTTAATTTGGGTCCTTTTGTTGACGCTGTATACGAAGGCAGAGAGAAAACTACTGAAAGCGTTGTTGCGTTCCTTGATAAGGTCTGTGAGGTGGAATTTGAAAAATATATTTCGAGTTCTTATCAAGCGTTGGCCAACTATGTAAATGCCTATGATCAAAAGATGTTCATGAAACGTGAGAACATTGCTGATCGTGGTATATGGACAGCAAAGAAAAGATATATTTTAAATGTATGGGATAGTGAAGGAGTTCGATATGGGGATGCTCAGTTAAAGATTATGGGTATTGAAGCAGTCAAATCATCAACCCCTGCACCTTGTAGACAAATGATTAAAGATGGACTCAAGGTGATGATGAGTGGCACTGAGGATGAGATGATAGATTACATCGATAAGTGTAGAACAGAGTTTAAATCTTTAGAACCAGAAGAGATATCATTTCCAAGAACTGCTTCAAATGTTACAAAGTATAAAGGAACTCATAACATATATGAGAAGGGAACTCCCATGCATGTTCGTGGTGCACTACTTTATAATCATTACGTAAAACAAAAAGGATTAGATAAAAAATACGCATACATACAAAATGGAGAGAAGATCAAATTCTGTTATCTTAAAGATCCTAATCCGATCAGAGAAAATGTAATATCTTTTATCCAAGACTTCCCAAAGGAGTTGAATTTGGCAAAGTATATTGATTATGAAACACAATTCAATAAAGCATTTTTAGAACCAGTCAAAGCAGTTTTAAATGCAATTGATTGGGAGGTTGAACGAAGAGTTAGTTTAGAAAGTTTCTTCACATGACTTACACAGTACTGTATTCCAATTATTCTTCCACTCTTTTGTGCAGTCCGATTGCTAAACGAAAAGAGTTTAAACATAAAGAAATTGCAAGGTGGTTTGCAAAAAGGATGAAAATGTGCTATGATTGGGTTGAATGTGTAGAATCTAAAAACTTAGAGGTTACTTAATGGATTTTTTGAAAGAGATTGTAAAAGAAATTGGCGATGATTATACGCAAATTGCGTCAGAGATTAATGAAAATGAAAGATTCATTGATACGGGATCCTTCATATTTAATGGACTCATTAGTGGGTCTATTTTTGGCGGGGTTAGCAGCAATCGTATTACTGCCATTGCTGGTGAGTCGAGCACTGGTAAAACTTATTTCTCGCTTGCTGTTGTCAAAAACTTTTTGGACACTAACCCTGATGGGTATTGTCTCTATTTTGACACTGAAGCAGCCGTCAATAAAGGA